AGCGATTGGATGCATTGTATTTACAGGCGCAATATAATGCCGGATTGATAACGGAAAAGGAATACCTTGAAAAAAATGTTGATGCGCAACAAAGAATGTATTTCTCCTTGCTTGACACTTTCACGATATATGAAAAGCTTGACGCATTAGAAAATCCTGGAAATTATCCCGGTGTTATCGCTTTGCTTAACGCTTGGAACGCCGCGAAAGATGCGTTAAAAAAATACATTGAAGAACAGGATAAGGGAACCGCTGACGCGCTTATATGGGATGAAATACGAAAACGTATAGATGATGATTTTAATCGTGAATCGCAAAGGCGGCTTGATTCTCTTAAGGCGGAACTTGAGGCGCAGGAAAAATTAGAGGAAGCGCGCGAACAGGCGAACGCGGAAGCTCTTGAAAAAACGGTAGAGTATGGCGAAAAGCTCCGCGAAATATCAGACCTTAACTATGACGCCATTGAGGCGGAACGCGCAAAGGCAATCGCCATCGCAAACGGACTTGACGCGAGCAAAGATAAAACAAAGCAATTAACGGACGCGATAAATAAATATTATGACGCCGTGCAAAAAGGAAAGGCCGTTGAAAAATTTGAGAAAACAAAAGACTCGGTAGTTGATATAACAATGTCGGTTATAGACCTTGCGTCCAATCTGGCCTCCGGAGACGTAGAGGATATAATCGGTTCAATCGGGGACATGGCGGGCAAAGCCGCGGGCATAGCGCAAAAAGCGGGCGCGACAGAACTCGCGGCGGCGCTCGGCGTAGTTTCGGCGGTGTTCGAAATAACCGAGGCTGTCATTGATTTCTTTGACCTGCGCGGGGAACGCGCTGAAAAATACGCGCAGGACGTTGAAAAACTTGAAAACGATTTATTGCAGCAACAGCTTGAAAATCAGAAATTGTTACTTGACTATGAATATGAGGCGCAGGTTGAGCAAATAGAAAAAATACGCGACGCAAAAATACAGGCGATACGGGATACGTTTTCCGAAGAGCTTGAATTATTGCTAATACAAATGGGCGTCATTGAGGCGACAACCTCGCAAGCATATCAAGAGATTTATGACGACATTCTTGAACAAGCCGCTGAGAATGGTATGGAGCTTACCGCTGAACAGAAAAAACAAATACAGGATGTCCTTGACGCGCAGATGGCGGCGGAGGAAGAACTCGCGGCGGCTGAAAAAGAATACGAGAAAGCCTCTAGGCAATATACTTATGACAAGGCGGTAGCCGACAGGGACGCCGCGATCATGGAAGCGAAAATAAATAAACAGACGGCGCTGTCGGAATTGTCATGGTGGGACATCCACGTCAAACACTATGACGATGAGATTGAAAAATTATGGGACGCGCTAATCGCGGAGATTGAGAGTACACCCATGCCGGCGCTTCCGTCGTATCAGACGGGCGGTATCGTGCTGCCGGCTTCGTCAAAAGGAACCGCCGTAAGCGTAGCGGAAAATGGATACCCGGAATTGCTTATGAACAGCGGGCCGGAAGGGCAATCATTCATGCGGGAATTTGCCTCAATGCTTTCCGGGATGATGAATAAAGGCGGAACATCTGGAGGTGGAACCATAACGGTTATTTTCGAGGATGCCGGGCGCCGCATTGCGGAATCATCGGCGGCGTATTATAATAACGGCATCGTGAAGGTAAAAATGAAATGAGAATATTATTCGACAACGAGGCGCTTAACGCGGCAATAACATCATACTACGAAAGTGCAAACTATCCAGCGTCAAATATTATTCATCCATTTTTAGTCAAACGATACCAGGCGACGGCGGATAGCGACACTATAACCTTGACATTTGACACCGAGTTTTCGGCGTCAAGTATTTTTTACGGGTTCACGAACGCGACATCGATAATCGTTAAATTTTATGACGTGCTGGATAATCTATTGCATACCGAAACGATAGCAGATCCGCAACAGCGAGATTCGGCGTTTTTTACGCAGGTTGATAATATCTCGTATCTGGAGATAGACGTTATCACGGACATGATTGCTATTTATTTAGGCGAGTTTGGATGCGGGCTTGAAATACAAATGCCGGATCCGTTAGGCGATTGGCCGGAAACGCCAGTTGATAATAGCGAGGTTTCCGACAGCGTGGGGGGGCAGACGCTTCAAAATTATGTCGAGCCGCTTGATAGTTATACATTTAATTTCCGGGATCTTGAACGTGACGTAGCTATCGCCATACGGGACGCTTGCAAAGAAGTCGGTATCGGGGGTAAGCTATGGGTAGACGCTTTCGAGGAGGACCATGAATTTATGCAGCCAATGTACGCGACATTACGGGCGCAGCCGACGATACAAAAAAACGGCAGGCGATACGATTTATCATTATCAGTCCAGGAGGCACGATAGATGGCAATTAATTTATTGACGGCGCCGACCCCGGCTGCGCCCGTGAGCGTAGCCGACTATGTGGCGCAGAACGAACTAATCGAAGCCGGCTTTTTAAACGGGCAGAATAAAATAAACTTCGACTCCGATTTGATATTACAGGGCAGCATCTTCCAGATCGGCGGCGCGGTCTACCGTGCGGACAACGATACCGCGATTACGGGCGTCGCGTCCGACTATGTAAAAATCGTCCCCGCGGGCGCGACGGCGACGGCTGAGTATGTGTCATCGTTGACCGGCGTGACGTGGGATCCTGCGTACAACGGGTATTACGACGTGGGCGGGAACCTGTATATCTTCAACGAGGGTAAGGCCATGTATTCCGGGGAGGTGGCGTCCGTGTTTAGCCGGTACTTGGCGCAGGAGAAAAGCGGGGACGTGTATGTGGGAAGGGATTTGTATGTAAAGCGGGATTTAATAGTAATAGATGATCTTCATGTAACTGATGACGCTGATATCGATGGCGATTTGAATGTTGATGGTGGTGTAGTAATTGATGGAACGGCGTCAATTACCGGGATTCTTGCAACAACAGCGGTAGCCGCGCTTAACGGCGGGGCGACCATCCCGGCGGGGAAGGACTTGTCAGTCGGGCGCGATCTGGCCGTCGGGGATGACTTAACGGTTACGGATGATATTTCTATAGGCGGAGATTTGCTATGTTCTAATACCGGTGCGTTTACCGGTAGTCTTAGCACTGATAATAGGCTACATGTAGCAAATGGAATAAATATATCTGTTGCATTGATGTTTGAAAATCAAAGTGCTAATTATTTATTTGATCAGATAAAAGCGTTTTTGCCTGCTGTCAGTGATACCCTAAGAATTTCTGGAATTTTATATCGTATATCATTGTCAAGAACTTATCATGTTTATGGAGCAAAAAGAGAATCCGCTACAGAAATTGATTTTTATACATGGGTTTCTGGAGTTGGAGCTGGTACTCATCGAATAACAGATGGAGATTCAACCACATTGTATGATGCTATGCTTATTTTTTAATGATAACAGGTTTATTTATTTATGACCATCACCGAGATCGGCGTATTCACACGAATAACCAACCCTGAACCCTATCGCCCGTTCGTGTATGCGTATCGGTTCACTGTGTTCACCGTCGCCGCTTACTGGATTTCAACCTTCGGCGCTCCGGATGAATCCATGAATGACCCGATTGTCATTATCTCGGTCAAACAGGATTTTTCAATCAATTATGAACAGAAATTAAACAGAGACGCATGTATCGCGCTTGAAAAATCATTTTTCTGGGACAACGCAGAGCAGGCGCTCTACATACATTTTATTCATACGTCGTCGCCGTTTTCGTGCGTTATCGGCTACGGGCGCGTTATTGGATTCTCAACAAAAAGCGTGTACATTGACAATATTTATTATCCTCCGCTTATCGTATCAGCGCCGTCGTTCGCGCAGCAGCAGGATATTGTTGATTATGATTTGTTGTCATTTATTAACGGAACGATTAACCTGAGAAATTACGGCGGTGAACTTGATTATTTAATCTCTCAAAATATTCACGGTTTCACATTGGATATTTATTATCTTGATGACAATCTCGTGACTCCCTCGCGATCTGATATGGTGCAAATAGCATCTTTGTTCGTCGATGACTACGATATGTCGCTCAAAGAAATATCCGTAAAAATACAGGATAAGCGGGAATCAAACGACGCCGACATTTGTACTGATTTATTCAGCGTTGATGATTACCCAGACATCGACGACAGCTATGACGGGGATATTATTCCGCTGTTATACGGCGATGTCAGATCAAGCGAGGCGATCCCGGTTGACGGTAACGCTACCGGAACAGTTGATTACAGGCAGGCGCTTTTTTTAACGTCGATTGGAACCGTGCAGGTTTTAATTGACGACGTATGGACGACAAAAGTGCCGACCGCGACCGATGCCGCGAATGGCTCATTCACGCTTGCGCAGGCGGACGCGAGAAAAGGAGGCGCCGCTGACGGGCAGCCGTATAAATGCCGCGTGCTCGGCTCGGTGGGCTATCCGGTAACGTACGCATCGGACGTTATCAAGCATCTTAATTTGTATTATTTAGGATTGGAATATAACGACTCGAATTACGATACGACGGAATGGGAAGCGGAAGAGGTTTCATTGTCAACAATCGGCGTATGTTTCAATACGCAAATAAAAGTCTGCGAGGCAATACGGCAAATACAGCAAGGCGCGAACGTCGGCTTCCGATATGAAATAAATCAAGGGAAGCGAACGATACGCATAAACGATATAGAACGCGCTGTATCATTCGCGATACATTATGAGGATATTTTAAATCAGGGAGAACTTCCGGTAGCGTCAAACAAGGAGTTATTATGCGCGGGCGTGAAAGTCAATTACGCCTATGATTACGTCGATAAAAAATATAAAAATTATGTCAACGACGAAAACGCGCAAACCGTCCTTGAAACATATCGTAAGCAGAATATTGATCCGGTTAATACTCTTTTAACGTCGCAAGCGGACGCCAAGGACCGCGCCGACTGGCACATGGAGCGATTCGCCACAATACCGAAAATTGTTACTATCATTGCCAGGGGGAATGAATATTTTAATCTGCGTATTTATGATGTCGGGGATATTGATATAACAACCGGCGTCATGGACATCATAGACAACATACCGAAAAGAATATACTATGGACGATGGCGCTGTCAGATATTGAGCATTGATCCTGATTTAAGCGGATTGACGAATACGATAACGGCGCTGTTGATAACGGGAGCGCCACGGTATAATAAAATACGTATTATACCAGGCGGCGTAATTCGCAATACAGCGGACAATGGCGTCCGCGTCGTGGTTGCATAGGGGGAACGATGGCTGAATATACGACGATAGGGGAACTTGATACAGCGTCTTTGCCGTTAACCGGCGACGAGTATATCGAGGTCGAGCAATCGCTGACAGGTAAAAAAATAACCGTTGATAATATAATTTATCACCCTGTCCTTACCATCCGCGACCGCGGCTATGTGTCCGGTTTCGATATTTACAAAGTAGGAAATCAGGAAATATGCATCCGCCCCGGCGTGCGATATTATACAAATGGTACTTTGGAAACTGTTATTGAAAAAACTGATTTTCAATCAATCGCCGCCGATGTTATCGACACATTAACCGCGTCAAAATGGTACGGTGTTTTTCTATCATCCGCCGGAGTCGTGTCAATAAATACGACGCCGTTGACAGGTACATCCGTGCAGCGTCCGACTGATAATTTTTACGGATATGTTTCCGGAGACAACACGAAATATCGGCATGATAGACAAGGACATTATGACGGAAATTCCTTATGCATCGGATGTATATATCTCGATGCCTCAAAACATGTCACTTATATCATCAATAATTATTCGGGGACGGATGAGATCGGCGAATGTGAACGCGGAAGCTGGAAGCGTTTTGGAGGAAATGCTCATTATTCGCATCATTTATCAATTGTGGCTTCTGGAACTCCAGCTTCCGTAACGGATACAGTATCCCGCGATTTCCCCTTCCCATTTACTCAGACGCCTTATTTCTCCGGTGGGGTTAGTATTCGTCAATCGGGCCTTACCGGAAATGTTCTCATTGTATCATATACTGGTTATCCAACAACAACAAGCATGAGGCATACAATATATGATAGTGATGGTTCTGGATTAATAGACGGCACATACTATTATGATGTTACCTATGTAGGTCCATGGCATGCATAAGGAGAAAATATGATCTACGGCATAAAAAACTGGAATAATCCCGCGATACGATATGACCAGACACAAAACAGCCTTGAAGCAATTATAAAAAAATTGTTCGCGATGCATAATATAAAAATCAGCTATCTTATATCATGCGGTCTTTCAACAGCAGGATGTTTATATGAGGGAATAGGGTGGTTGACCGAATCGAACGTGCCGAAATTCCCGAACGGGGAACAAATACAATTCGACGACTGGATAGCGATGTACTGCAATAATCCCCAGGATACGAGGTTCCCGAATTACCCGATGCCGAATAATATGTACGGTGAACCATATATAATCATGGCGAAATTATTATTTAATAAAACGATTAGATATATAGAAAATATATCTTTTGATATGGCAATTACTGAATTAAAAAAACATAACGGCATACAAATCTGCTTAAAAGACCCCGCGCACTGGATACCGATTATCGCATACGATGACAAACAAGATGTTTTAATTTTTAATGACTCATGGGGTAGCCGGCAAGGAAACAAAAACGGCGGCCTGCACGAGGAAATGACAAGGGCAATGTTTGCAAATGTGAAAAACTTTTTCCTGATATATGAGGCGGATAAATGAAAAAAATAAGCGTCAAAAAAACTATCGGAGCTATCGGGTTTTTTCTATGTTTTGTCATCGGAATTATAGGAGCGATTTTAAACTTCGACGCTGCTCCGGTTATATGGCCCCTTGCGGCTCTCGTTGCTGCCGTGCTTGGAATAAAATCTTTTTCGGGGGCAATGATACAAAAATCATTGAATAACAATCAGCAAATATCACAGGCGCCGCAACAGCAAGCGGTACAGGGGAAATAATGTGGATACGAAAAAAAAGATTTTTCTTATCGCTGGTATTCTTGGCGTTCTTGTTTTGCTCGGCGCGGGCGTTTTCGCAGGGTTCGGACTCGGAAAACGATCCGCGGGGAGTGGACTGGAAGCAAGCCTATCACGAGCTGAGTCTATCGTCAATGATGTTACTGGAAAGTATACGGCCGTTGTTGATCGACTTGAGGGAACAGCCGGACTTCTCGCAACGGTGGGAACGAAACTTACAGAATATGACCAGCTCCTTAAACAGTTTAGGGTCGATGTTTCAGGGGAGATTGACGGGCTTAGAAGGGACGTTTCAGCAGGGCTTGGATACGTTAACGACTCAATTATCGCCAATAATGAACTCTATAACGAATATCTCCAACGAAGTGAACGAATCCAGAAAGGAGCTGGAGGAGTGGAAGCCGCTGCTGCAGGACTTGAAAACGTCCTTAAACGATATCAGGACGCAGTATCGCCGGGACATGATTAGGGCCGTGCTTATCACCGGGGGCGTCTGTATCGGCGTTTCGGTAATCGTTATAGTTGTTATAGTAATATTAAATTATCAGAACATCAAGGAGCTACTTCAATGAGCGACGATCAACAGCCGAAAGAAATAGGCAAAATATGGGGATTCATAAAGGAATTAAAAGCCACAGTATTTGGACATAAAAGAGAAATAGAAATTATTCTCGTCGGTCAAACGGGAAACAACGGACTCACTGGAGATATAAAAAAAATAATACAAAGGCAAGATGGAATGGAGGATACTATGAATAATATGATTGCAACACATATCGGGACTTGTCCGGTTGCTGAACAAATAAAAGAGAAGGAAAAAAAGCAGATAGATGGAAGGAGGTTTGCCGATAAGGCGGCACTCGAATTACAAAAGGCGCGTATTGCTATGATAGGCGCTGTCACTGGATCAGTTATAGTTGCTATCTGCGGAATTATTGTCGCGCTTATATCAAGACGTCCGGTATCGCCTTAATTTTTCCCGATAACAATCGCTCCACACGCCGATAATATTTTTTTCGCCTTGGCGTGTTCAAGTTTCGCGTTTTCAAGTAGCTTACGAGATTCTTTCATTTGTTTATCCGCAAGTTGCCAGAATATAAGCCCTGACCCGAAAATCAGGGCGCAAAAAATGCCGTAGATGATTTCAAATGTGTTCATCCGATTTTATCCTCGATGTTATGGAATATTTTTGTCAGGCATTGCCATTGCTTCAATGTAGTTTCTTTTTTCTGCGATAATACGACTTGCATTGAATCAATAAATTGGTTTTCCCATTCATTGAGATAATCAATGCCATATTCAATTATAAAATCAATTTTTTCCTGGGGCGATTTCATATCTTAGAATACAATTCAAAAAAAATATTTCTATGATGATGTATCATCGAATGATGCTCTGCGCATAACCATAATACTTCGAGTGGTTTTGAATAATCTTCATGATGACCATGAGATTTTTTATTTCCGCATATAATACAAGGTTGTTTTATTAATCTTCCATCTCTTATAGCATTGTTGACCTTATTCTGCGCTTCATATTTTGATGGATTTTTTTCTCTAAATATTTTTGTCGTTATTGTTCCATTCTTTTTTCTGTTTGCATCCTTTTTGTATCTTTCTCTATCATATTCTCTATAATGTTCTATTCTTGAATTTCTTGCATTTACAGAATCCTTTTTTGCACAATCAATGCATTTATTTAAATGACCGTCTTTCATTCTTGAATGAGAATAGAATTTATCAAGAGACAATATTTTCCCACATTTAAAACATTTCTTTCCCATCTGCATATAATAATATTATATTCCGTTTTTGTCAATCAAAAAGGAATAGTATCGTCCGGGAACGTGTCGTCGCTTGCCGCCGGAGTTGACTGCTGCGCGGGCGCAGACTGTTGCGCAGCTGCCGGAGCATCTTCCTTTTTGCCGCCGCCGAGTAGTTGTATTGATTGTGCCGTGATTTTAACCCGGCTGTGTTTTTGTCCGTCTGATTCCCATCGGTCTTGATGGAGTTTCCCTTCGACGGCGATTTGCTTGCCTTTTGTCAAATACTGCGCGAGTCCTTCAGCTTGCTTTCCCCAGACAGTTACGTCAAAAAAATTCGCGTAGTCCTTCCAGTTGTCGCCGTCTTTCTGGCTTTCGTTTGACGCGATAGAGATATTGCATAACGCCGTACCGCCCTGCGTATATTCAACTTTTGCGTCTTTAGTTAATCGTCCGATGATGGTAATTGTGTTTAGGTCTTGCATGGTTTAGGTTCTCCAGTTGGTTAATAATACGGTTATCCCCATAATAGGGAAATAAAATAGCACATATTTTAATGTAAAAAATTCTGCGATATAATATTCAAGAATTACTGCGGTTAGAAAACATATAAAAAATGTTAATAAAAATTTTTTCCATGGTTTAATCATAATTTCTCCTTCTTGAAATTGGCCGCACGCCGTGTATTTCTCTGGCGGAGACGACGCGCGGCCCGGCCTATGAGCGAATGACGAACCTCCTCGCGTAATATTCCAGCCCATACGGGCAAGGATTTATTCCAAACACATTGGCATGATAACCGCTTTCGTATCCTCAAGCTTAAAAACAACTCCCTTGCTTTTTCCGTAGAAATCTACCTCATACGATTCATCTGGCATGAGATCGGAAAGGTACCGGAAATTGATATTCAGTTTTTCTGGTAGGGAAAACATGAATTGCATATAGTTAAGTCCATCGAAACCTTTCCATTTTATGGTTTTCTCAATTCTTGGAGAATCAAAATACATTGAAAACGGAGGCTTTCCTTCTGGTACAACCTTTTGCCAATTTAACGGTTTTGTTATTGCTTCCATGTATTGCGCGATCCCGATGGTTTTAGCCGTTTCCGTGATTACCGTATAATGACCGGGTACGAAGTTTTCCGATAGTTGATCCTTGTACTTGCCATAATCAAGGATATGCAACCGCCTTCCGTCCGTACAGGCTATAGATTTTTTGTCCACCATGATTAACTGTAAAGAATAGCGCGTTTCTATATCTGTTTCCCGTGCCTTCGCTACCCATGCAAGCCGCTTGCCGAATGCCATAAGTTTTGAAAACTCGAAATACAGCCCGTATTTGTTTTTTTCTTTTTCAAGGTCTTTTGCTTTCATTTCTTCAACTCCTCCATATATACTGTATTTTCTATGTGCTCATGACTTGCCGGGCTATGTGAAACCACTATAACTTTGCTGTCCGTAAAATAATTTCTCTGCATATTGTAAAAGAATTCCAGCGATCCTGGATGTATCGGCTCGTCCGCTTCGTCAAGAATTATCGGCGAGTAATTTCTTTTAAACCGTTCATTCCGCTGCTTGATAAGCGCTTTTACGTAGGCGTCGTTTAAAAATGCCTTTGTCCCCGGATTAAATTTTACAAACGATGTAGCCCGTCCGGTTTCTGCATCGTGTACCTGGATGTCAAATTTATCCACGGTTGATTTTTTCCCATGCTGCTGCGTCTCGGTGGAAAAGGAGTATTTCGCGCTATAGTATGGCTCGATGATGCGGGACGCTTCTGCGTCTATTGCGTCAATAACAAGTTCAAGCTCGAAGGCTGGAAGTTTCGCGGGCTGGAACATCTTTGATAGATATTGCCAATCCTCAATATCGGCGGACAATGTTTTTATTTTTTCCTCCGCTTCCTGTATTTTTTTCTCATTCTCTTGCGCCCGTTGTATAAGGTCTTTCGTCGATTGTATGTCCGCGTCAACCGTCGCGCATTGTTTTGATAATTCGGTATGTTGCTCCCGCAATATTTCTATTTTTTCGTTAAGCGCGGACACATAGTCGTTTATTTTTTCATCGATGAAATAGACCGCTTTTTTAAGCGCGTCATAGTCGGCGGACAATTGTACTATGCGCTCGGTATGCGATTTTATAAGGGCGTCCGCCTCCATGCCGGTCCGTATTTCTTTCTCAACGCGCTTGCGGGCATCATCCGTCATGGTCGGCTTGATTCTTTCAGCCGGGATAATGAGCGCTTTTAAATCAACCTCGTGTTTTTTTATTGTCTCCTTGTCAATGATTGATAGCGCCTGGTATTTGTCCGTAGCTTCCTTTTGCGCGGTTTCAATATCGCGTTCAAGTTTTTTAATTTCGGTAAGCACATTTGAATCGATATATCCGCATTGCGGGCATGGTTTTTTTATACGCTCGATTTGCGCCTGATATGCCATGATATTGTTATTTATAATTTTAATATCAGTGGTCAGGCTGTTTTCGGCGTTAAATATTTTGTTGCGCTCGGTTTCAATCGCGGTTTCAAGCCGTATTCGCGCGGCGTCATAATCGGTATGCAACTTTTCAATTCTGATATTTTCTTTTCTGATCTCATCATCGTTTAAGAGTATTTTTTTATTCGCGTCAACGGATGCCGCCGAATCTTTCAAATCATTGATCGCCGCCTCAACCTGTATGATGTCAACCCTGATTTGTTCCATGCGTTTTCTATCGGCGTCTTTCCGTGATTTTTCGGCGTCTGATTTCTGCTTTATAATCGTCGCTTCAGTCAGTTTCGTTTTTGTCGCGATGCCTTCCGCTTTTTTGTCAGTGAGTTTTGTCGATAACTCGGAACGCCGTATTTCATGTTCTGTTAATTTCGCGGCAAGCGCGCTTATATCCGCCTTGAATTCCTCCGCGCCTTTAAGCCAGTTCGTTAAATCGTCGGATTCTTTTGTCAACGTCTTGACCTTCAGGAGCGCGTATTCTTTTTCGGACTCCCGGTCTATCCCAGCGATAGACTGTACAAGGTTTCTGATATCAATCAATTTCGCGGACATAAGGGAAGATCCGGTCGTGCCCTGGAGAGGCTGCACGTAAAACGTCGTAAGGAGATAATCAAGGTATGGGCCATAAAGTTTTTCGCAGGTTTCCATCATTTCGTCGAACGTGCCTTTGTCAAGCTGCGGTCTGCCGTCGATAGTTAAACAGCACTCGACTTTCGGCGTCTGCGTATGTGCGCCTTTAATCGTGATTATATGTTCGTGCTGGACGCCATTGACAGATAGTTTTTTAATGACCATCGAGTCCGGCGCTTCGAAAAAATCCTTTATCGCGGAGGCGCGCCCGCTATCGGTGTCCTTGCCGATAACAACCGGATACGGCGAGCAAAAGGCTAATAGCCCGGACTTTCCGACGCCGTTACCCTCCCCGTGTAGTTCCGTAACGCCGTCGATAGTAGTTAAATCAAATTCAACTGACTTGCCTTTAAAAAATATGCAGCCGTCTATTTTGACGTATTGCAGCTGCACGTCAATAGGATTGACGGAACGTTGTTTTACTTTCTCGATTATCTCATCGAGTTTTTTAATCGCGGTCTCCGGCGCCGCAGGGTCAAACAGCTTGAATAATTCTTGAAGCGTTTTAGCAAGATCCGCCTGCTCTTTGGTAACCCGGCGCGTTTCTTTCGGCTTCGGCTTGTATCGCAGTTCGGACAGCGGATGTCCGGTCGGCGCGGCCGCGTCCGGGTCGTCGGTTTCAAATAGGTAGGCAATCTCCGGGTCATATTGAGATAGCGGATGAATGATTTTTCGGCGTTCCGGCGTTCCGTAGTGGATGCGGGACAATGTGACGGCGCCATCTATCATAACCATATTCATCCCCGGTTTGAATCCTAACTCTGTCCAGTCCTTGCCCCATGACCCGGCGTATCCCGCGCATATCTCCGAGGACTCCCACGGCTTGTGAATATGTCCAAGACTCCAGCGGTCTATATTCGCTGGGCGCAGGTCCTCGGTATGTATCACGATATCCGATGCTTTGATGATAACGTCCGTCGTGTTCTCTTTGCGGGCATCCGATACCACGCCGTGCAGCAAGGCGATTGCCGGAAGATCCGCGTATTTCATCCGCATGGGCGCGATGAACTCGGCGACGTATCGGGTAAACAGATTGACCGCCTCGGCGTTCGCCTGTTCCGCAGGGAGGTTTAATTGCGCCTGTATTTGTTTTTTGTTGAGTTCGGGGATGCCGAAAAGGATGGCGGATGGACGCGGGCCCTCGTCGTTAATAAGCTGGATGATTCCGAACTCGGTTAATCCGTATACCGTCCCCGGTTTAAGCAGTACCAGTCCCATATCCTCCAGCGGGCCGTAACATCCAGGACCGTCGTGGGATGGCGTGCCTTCGATAGCGATGACGGGACAAACAGACAGCCATTCGCGGACGATTTTTCGCAGCTCGTTTATCCCGCCTTTGTCCGTCGCCATTATCGGCGCGTCGTACAGGTCGCCGGGCAGCGCGATGAAATCAACCTCATTTTTTCGCGCCGCTTCGGCGATGCGGGCGCCGATGTCGGTTAAATTGCCGGGATGATAATGCAGGTCGGGACATTCTAAGTATTTTATCATTTTCACACCTCGTTAAAAATTATATCACAGATATTTTATTTGTCAAGAAAAATCATATAAACCACGCCTTGCCGAGCCCCGCCCCGCCATGCCTTGCCCTGCCTGCCTGCCTGCCCCGCCGAGCCTTGCCATGCCTTGCCTCGCCTGGCCCCGCCTGCCACGTCAATATATCCCATGCGTCAACCGTCCCTCCGCCGGTATCCCCTCCTCGACTTTTTTCAGCCGAGACACCGCCGCCTGCCATTTCTCCGCGTCCGCTTCGGCGTCGGGATGATTTTTTAGCCAGTTCAATACGCCGGTCATGCCCTCGACAAGTCCGGCGGATACCATCTGATTGTCAAGGTAATATTTCAGCGTCTCGACGAACTCTTCTCGTTTTGATTTTTTAACCTGCTCCGGCGGTATGTCCCCGGCGAACGGGTCAGGCTCTTGCTCCGGTTCCGGCGCGCTGGTAGGGAACAACAGCGTCTCGACCTTCGGCGCTTCGATGCCCCGGGACATCGCCTGCAGGCGGGCGGCTGTTTCCAGTTTAAGCAGCTCCCGGCTCCGGCGGATCTTTGCGAATATCAGGGAACCGCTTACCAGGTCGGCAGTCTTGTATCCGGTAACGAGATTCGCAAGTTCCCGGATAGTTTTCAGGTACGCCTTCGTTTCAGCCTTGGCGTGCGCGAATTTCATTTCACTGTCAAAGTGGAGTTTCCGCTTGTACATCGTATCGTATTTATTCGGGTACTGACCAGGAGGATTCTTGTACCCGTTCGTGTACATCTCTTCCTTGCTCCACAACTCACAACACCGTTCCCAGGCGTTGTATTCGCTGGTACACGGGCTCGATGTGCGGAGCGTGCCGTCTTCCTGCATGACCGTAGACTGCTTCGTTACGCTCCGGCCTACTATCATCCGGCGTATTGTCGGCTGCGCATCCAGCGGCTTCATGAGCATCGGATTAATGTCCACTTCCTCAACGATTGGCAGGGACGCGGAATTGTCCAATCCTGATATCCCGCAGGCTTCCGCGATTTTATACATCGTGTCCGGGTTCGGCATCCAGGTCCCGTTGCCGACATCGGAAAACGAGGCTTTCGGATTCGCCGGGTCATACTTGACCTCGGTTACGATTGCCTCGTATTCGTCGGGGAGTTCTTCGATGGCCTGCCAATTGATATAGACTCCCTTATCGCCCGCCGGGGCTTTGCGCGCCCGGTCAATTGTCGCTTTGTCGCCATAGATATTTTTCATTATTCACACCTCTTTAAAATATTTTTTAGCTTCTGTTTTGTTAAAAGCATTGTCTATCATCTCTTCTTCCTCTTCTTCGGATTTCTCTTCTAAACAAGAGGAATGTACAATCGTTCCTTCATCATCAGAAAAATAACTGCATCCCTCTAAAATAGGCATTCCGCAGACTTCGCACATCCCTATGCATGCTACTCCATCAATTTCTATGATTTCAGCAGTTTTAGGGACTTCCTCGAATGTTTCACATTCCCCTTCTTTGGTTAATTGCCATTTTATCACTTTTCACACCTCTTTAAAATTAAGATATGGAGACGACGGGAGTTGCACCCGTGTCCTACGTGCTCCGTTCAGATAGTGGGCGGCCTATGTCTTCAGTTATTCCCCCGCTTGGAAGACTCCACGGTATACCTGTCGGTATTTCGCTTTTGCTCATCAGCCGTCTAAAAAAGACGCGGGGCCAGATGTTTCCAATGTCAGCCGCCCTGGGAAACCCACGGTCAAATATATCAATCAATTTATTCTCACACCTCCCTATAATTATCTCATGCATTTTTCAATCTGTCAAGGATTTTTTTTCGCGCCGGTTCCTCATCGGCTTTGATTATATCCCCTTCCAGAACATGCAGTTCCCGGGCGATGGACAATAATTTATTATATTTTTTATCGCCAAAACGTTCGTTATTTTTCGCTATAAAATCGGTAAACACTTTTTTAGGCAGAATTGTTTCACTGCGTCCCGTACGCTTGCCCATCCAGTTAATCCGTATCCACCTGAGCACGTCGCTATCGGATATTTCATCTGTCCGCTCATGCTTGATATAAGTCCGTTTCTCATGCACGCGCGCGCCTGATAACGTGATTATCCCTATCGGAGACATTGCCGCGATAAACGCTGACAAAAGAGTCTGTAAAATAAATTGTAATGTCGATGCCGGGACGCCGGTTAAATTGTGATAAAATTTGTAAATATTTGTAGTGACCGTTTCTACTTCCTCATGCGTGACCGCGGTTGAACGTAACGACGATAATTTTTCGGCAAGTGCTGCACGTTCATCGGTATAATTTTTTATCTGCTCCTGCGCTGCCGCGAGCGTGTTTTTCCAGTTGAATCTATCTTCCAGCGTCGTTACCGTGCCGGAGATTTGATTGTTAATAAGGATGATTTGTTCATCAAGATATTTGATACGTTCCCGCGCCTCGGTTATTTCATCCTGCGTATACGCTTCAACGGTCTCAATCGCCGCCTCTTCTTTTTGCAATTTTGACAATGAGAACGACTGCCCGGCGCTGGTTGCGAGTATGGAATAGATTGCAAGCGGGATAATAATCAACCATGCAATCGGTTTTTTGCGGATATATACAACCAGCGTCAATAACAGCGTGAGCGCCGCGCCGATGATAATTGATAACCAGGTTACGATACCGTCCTGCTCAAACCGCACCTTGTAATAAAAAATTTCAAGGAATGAGCCGATTATAATTAACGCGACGGCGAAGATAAGCGCTCTATTTTTTTTCATATTGTAAAATCTTGAGTACATCCTCGATCAAAACACCTTTTTCAAAATCTATGTAATCCGCTTTTTTAATCAGTTTTTTTGCAATTGCTTTTAATTCGTTCTCGATAATTTTTGTACATTCATCAATTAAAAACAATTCTTTGTTCCTCATCATGCTTGTGCAATTATTAAATATTTTGTCAGATATTTTCCTTGCCAATGTTATCATGTTTTCTCCTTCACAACAAAACTCGCCCCGCAGTGCGGGCAGCTTGTCCGCTCGATGTTCATGGATACGCCTTTTGTGCCACATTTTGGGCAGGTGTAGTTAATTATTTTTAATTTCATTTTTTGGCCGCTCGACGTGCTGCTTTTTTAACGCGGTTTTTTACCTGCTTGTCTTTGCGCCAGGTCGGATCAATCGTGTCCATCTTATCGCACATTATTTTATAGGCGTTCTTATAACTTTGTCCGTGTACCATATCTCGCTTATTCCTCCATGTTCCAATACCAGATTATGCCATTTTTTTTGACCAGCGTCCAATACATCGCCTGGGCCTTTAATTTCAAGAGACGTGAAAACCGCAATAGTTTTCCCTACCATCTCCGGCGTGATAATAACATCCGTCCAGCCGACGCGGTCGCCTCCCTTCAGATTGTCAGGCTTTTTTCCCCTCGGCGGGTCCGGGATGCCGAAGGTAATATATGACGTGATTATTTTTCCGTCTACTTGCCGCTTAAATAATCCGGCGCCGCGGTTGTTTCTCCAGGTGAAATTGTGCTCCCGCCATGCGGCGTCGGAGATTTCAACAGTTGTCATTATCCCTGCCTATTATATTTTATGATAACAATAACAAACAACATGAGGATACCAAATATTATACCGCCCAAAAAACAAGATATACCTATCATTAACACATGCATATTTACACCTCACCTAAATTATTGCACGACTTTGTATATCTGTCAAGTTTTTTTAATAAACTATTTGATATCCGCCGCCTAATTCAATAGCAGTTGAAAGATCAACAACTGCAAAATCGTTGTCAGGACCATCGACAATGCAGAAGATATCTTTTTTATTACCCGCGCTTCTGCATGCCCTGTTTTTTAATGAACATCGGTCAATGGCATTGTTTTGATTTTTGAACAATTTAATGTAGTTCATTTTGTATCTTCCTTTTTGCCTTCAGCCTTTTCTACCATTTGCTGCGCTCGCAACGGGGCGTTTTTATTTCCTCGGCCTGCCCTTTGGCCATCCTCCCTTTTTCGCGTTTTTTTTGGATGACGCTTTTTTTTTCTCGCTGGTAATTCTCCCGAGAGCGGCAGCGGCTTCGGATGTGGAATTCATCCAGGTAAGATTTTTTTTATTCAGATCGCGGAATGCAATACACTCACCATCACGTAACAATTTTGCGCAATCCCCCGGATCGTCTGATTCATAGTTTTTTATCCTGGTTTTTGCCTCATTAAGAGATTCGCAGGAAATTGTTAGATTGTTCCTCGGATTCGCGCAATAAATTTTAACTTCGTATTTCATTTTTCGCCTCCGTGTATTTCGTTATGCCAGGCATCCATAATTGATTTTCTGGCGGCTATAATTGCCTCGTATTTTTTCCGCGTGTCATCGTTGAGCGTTCCGCGCACACCGTCGACATAAACCACGTTATTATAAATTGTCCCATTCCATTTTTTGAATTGGCCGTCTCCGCATAATACATCCGCGTACCATTTTCCACCCTCGGAACAGAGCAAAAGTGTCGTAGCGACCCTGATTGTAAATAGGTCATCGGTTATTTCAATATAGTCACATGCGCGGTCAAATTCGTTTTTATAGGTCGGAAAAAGATCGACCATTTTCATGCTTTCTATTTTCTCGCCGTTTTTCATTACTGCAACTATATTCATATCGTTCCTCCTATCGTTCATCATTATTATAGTATATACCTATCGATAGGTATTGTCAAGGGTTTTTCAAATTATTTTAATATATTTTTTTTATAATCATGGTTAACAAATGTATAGTAGATTGCTCCTCGAAAATGGCCTTTGTATGGCATCCAATATCGCATAAAATACCTATCGTTAGGTATTATTGTCGTTTCTGCAATTTTATTAAATAATTATAATACAAATAATTATTAAATTACATATTTCAGTGTTTAATGCCAACAAATATAATATGCAATAATTGTTTATATTATAAGAAATTATTTTATTACAAAAAATATATGCCCAAAAACAGGATGGTATAAATATAGGTTTTTCCCAAAAACTCTTCATTTTGACCCCTTGTAGACGCTATGACCAAGCATTTTTGTCCATATCACCCACGCTTTCCGGTTATTATACCCATATTGTGCCGCAATCCGCACCGCATCGCCAAAAGAAAATGCTCCCTCCCGGATTATATCCGTCATCGTCCGCCAATCAACTGCAATCCGCGTACCGCCGCCGTTGATTTGTACCAACTCGCCGTCGCGCTCTTCAGGTATTCTCGGCACCGATTCCGCCGTCTCGGTCCACTGGAAACCGCAGTGAGGACAAACCCGCGTCGATACCGCAACCGGACGAAGACATTCCGGGCATCGCTTTAATCCTGATGTTTCCCGGCGCTTTTCTTTTCCATCCAACGACCAGTCCCGCGGATCGTCCGGTAGTCCGTGCCGCGTCCAGTTGCCCACGTGGTCTAAAATTATCGCGCGTTTTTTTCCATTTGACCGTCGAAGCACGCGCCCGATATGCTGTAAAAAAATCACCTCACTTGCCGTCGGGCGCAATCCAATAAGCGCGACCGCGCCGGGAATATCTATCCCCTCCCCGAGCAGCTCGCACTGACACAATATTTCAACCGCGCCGGATTTCAGACCCTGTATTCCGCGCATGATTTCCCGGTCATCCATTTTGCTATGTATCGCCATTGCCTTGTATCCGGCCTCGGAGAATTGCGCCGCGACGTGTTCCGCATGCGCGATATTCGCGCATGACGCAATTGCCGGCAGATGGTCCGCGTATTTTTTGTAATGCTCAACAGCGCTGCCGATAATGCTTTTTTTATCTACGCGCTCCATGACTTCGCTATTGATATATTCCCCCGCCCGGACGTGCGCTCCTTCCATGCTTACGTCGTCCGGCGCATAGTATTCGTATTCAGCAAGATAGCCGTCGTCAATAAGTTCCCGCATCGTCGGGCCTAAAATAAGCCGGTTAAAAATATCATGCAGCGGGTTCCCGTCAGGGCGCCTCGGTGTCGCGGTAACGCCTAAGATATAAGCGCCGCTCCATGCGGTTATGATTTTTAAAAACGTCGGGGCTTTTGAATGATGCGCCTCGTCAAGTATTATTATTTCGGGAACAGGCAGCTTTTCTATCCGATTAACCAGTGTCTGTATCGAGCACACCTGAACGCGATATTTTATATACGGCATTCCGCTTTGTATAATGCCGTGGCGGATTCCCGCGCCTGTTAGTTCATCCGATAATTGTTTAACCAGATTCGACCGATGCGCGATAACATAAATCACTTTTTTACTCATACTGTGATTATCAACTATCGTCCGGATAATGCGCGATTTCCCGCCTCCGGTCCCGAGCTGATAACAGACCGATCGGACGCCGGACAACCATGCCTGCTCAATTTCCGTTACCGCTTTTTGTTGATGATCCCACAATCCGAATAAGTCAGACATCTTTTTGTATCGTCCATCCATTAATTATACTATGCCGTTTCATCGCCATAGAAACAGCATGTTGATTCGCGCTTATGTGTTCAGCCGCTGTTTTTACACTGTCGAATTTGAAAATTATGTCATGTTTAATGCAAATCACTTTTGTGGTATTTTTTCGTTGTTTCGTCTGTTTTTTTCTCATATCAAATACAGCTGATTTTTCTCCTTTCTTTTGCCGCTCCGATATTTCATGCAAAATGTTCTTATGCGTTATTTCTCGTTGACATGGCGCGGATACTCCCTCAAGTCGATTCATGTTTCTGATACACAACCATACCGGATGGTCTGCCGAAAAGAGGCCGTAGTCAGACATGATTGATAACCTCCGCTATCGCTTTAAATATCGGGTACGCCTGTTGTGGTACTACGGCGTTTCCAATGGCTCGCAGTCGGTGTACCCGATTCTTTATTCCTGTTGCTACACGCGGCGTGGCATCCTCCCAGCCGTTCCCCGCCCAATTCTCTTGGCTATTGAGTGCCAAAAGTCGTGGCAATAACTGCACAGAGTCTGGATGTTCTCCGCTTCGTTGTTCTCTTTCATCTGGTCTATATGGTGCGCTTCCAATTTCTCCTTTGTCCCGCAGGCTTCGCAAGAATTTTTCAGAAACTTCCTTACCCTCCATGAGTAACCGTGCTTCGTTAGAACTTTTCTCGTATTCGCACACGAAAGAGAACAAAACCTGCGCCTGTTGAATGCGCTCAAATCCTCTAATTGCTTTCCGTAACGTTTTCAATACATTATCGTTCCACAATTTTCGCAATACTTCAGCTCTTCTTTTACTCTCGCCATAACTCAATCCCCTTCCGACACATCGGTATAACCAGCCGGGAAACCCATCAAGAGTTCCGCCCACGTCGGGTTCAGACTGCCACCAATCGCAGTCGGGAGGTCTTCCCCGTTCTTCCGGCGTTCCCTCTCTTTGGCCACACCCTCTGGCGTCCGGGTTCCCTTTTGTCCATCGCACGATCTCGGAGTCGGCCACATTTTCGCGTCCCGATATTTCGGCCTGTTCGGATCGTTCCCCGCATATCGCGCTTGCTCCATGTCCGCATAGGTCATCATTGAGGAGGAGGGAGTCGGGAAGAACGCCGCATTCTTTTCCTGCACCTGATCCCGTAGTTTGTACCTCCCTGCCGTTCCCTCCCTCATCTCCATTATTCCTCCCTCTCCGTCCGAACTCGATGGAGTGCGCCACAATAAACACCCTATCCCGTCTATGCGGGGCACCGACGCCCGCAGCCGGATATACAAGCGGGAGTGTTTCGTAACCGCAAGACTCCAATTCAGATAACACGCGCTCGAATACCATACCGGATTTGATAGAAAGGAGGCCAGGAACGTTTTCCGCAACAACCCATGAGGGCTTAATTTCTGATATGACTCTAAGCATCTCCGGCCAGAGGAAGCGGTCATCTGCCTCGCCTCGTCGCTTCCCGGCATGAGAAAACGGCTGACAGGGGAACCCTCCGGAAATAACGGTAATTGGTTCTCTGACTGAATCTGCATGTACGCTCCTTATGTCCTCAATAATTAGCACGTCCGGCCAATGCTTCCGCAAAACCTTTTGACAATACGCATCTTTTTCGACGAATAGCACCGTCTCAAATCCCGCCCATTCCGCCGCCAAATCAAGACCTCCAATGCCTGAAAACAAGCTAACGTGCGTCATGAAATATATTTCCCCACAATCGGCATCAAATAATCATATACTATTTTCGCCTGCTCTTTTTTTGTATCAAGTTTTTTCAACGCCTCTATCGCTTCCGGTGCATGCGTCTTATAATATTTCGGGCTCATGCAGTCCCCGCAAAAATCAAGCAGCAGCCAGAAGCCGCGTACCAGTTCAGGACTATGCGAACGCGCGACAGGGAGCCAGGATTCGATGATAGACGATATAGTGTCGGTCAAAATAACTCCTCGTTTTTGTATGCGAGCTTTTGTATTTCCTTTTTGTCAAACAATTCCGCCTGATTTATATGGTTCTGATATCTTTTTTCTTGCGCCTGCCAGTAATCCGCGTCTATCTCGCAACCTTCAAAGTCAAATCCTAAATCATGACAGGCTATGCGAATTGAACCGCTTCCCACGTGGGAATCGAATATTGTTTGTCCAGGTTTTGCATAGTTTTTTAATAGCCATTTATAAAGGGCGATTGGTTTTTGGGTGGGGTGGATACGCGAAAACGGCCTATTGTTTTGAATCCTGTATTTGTAATAATATTCCTCATTGTCAAATGATTGATATGCCATTTCATATTTACTGAAAGAAACCTCTCCAGATATGTCTTTATCCCATTTTATGCGCCCGTTTCCTGTTATATTGTCAAAATAATCAATTCCGAAAATAATTTGATTATAAGATATTCTAAAAAGCTCTATAAAATATTCATTTGTTGGCCGGGTAGAATCCCATCTTTTATTTATATATTTTTTTCTTTCGTGTTTTTTTTCCCCGCAATTCATATTAACGCCTATCCCATACGGCGGATCAACTATCGCCAGGTCATAATATTTATCGGGTAGTTTTGCCATGTGTTCCATGCAGTCGCATAAGTGGACGATGTTTTTCAAAAAGGAATCTCCTCGAACAACTCCCTTGCGTCAATCTCCCTGTATCTCTTGCTGATACTTCCGAATAACCGCGGACCCTTTATTCCTCTGTCGCAGCATGACAGCCTGCCTAATAAACCACCGTAACTATTTGACCACGGCGTATCCCGCAGCAACCGCGATAGTCCGGGGTGATTGATTGCTATCTGCAATGTTTGTTTTCCGCCGTAGACTGACGGATGTATGCCCCATTGCGCAAGCTCGCGCTTTATTCTATCGTCGTCAGCGCCGGGGAATTCGTGTAGTTTATAATCTCCGAATGTCATCGGCTCTTTGCTGCAATACCAATATTGCAGCGCCTGACCTATCGGTATTTTTACGCGATTATCGCCGTCATATAATTCAATCCTCGCGCTTAATATTTCATCAAGCACGAGTTCCTCGTCGCCTTTTTCTCCGGTCTCACCGCGCACGGTCTGAAGACTATTGTCTTCTAAAAACTTTCGCGCCTCCGATGCCGACGCCGCGTTATCATGCGAGCACATCCACGCGCCCGCGAACAACGTTCCTATCTGGTCGCCGTCGCGCCTGTCGCGTAAAATATCCGTCGCCTGGTCCGTCATGATAGTGACGCATTTTAACACCTCGTCTATTATTGATAATGTCCGGGCATGAAAAGCCTTCGCCCATAGCGGCGTAATAATTTTAACGCGCTCTTTTAATTCCCGAAACATTTTTTCTTTTTCTTCAATGTCAATCCTTCGCCGTCCCAGCGTAATAACCGTGAACCTGCTGCGGTCGGCTCGGTCGATTAACCGCGTACTTATCGAGGCGAACAGCGCCATGCTCTGCACAATCCATTGCCGTCCTGAACCGTCCTGCGTGCCCTGCAACGTCGCCGAGCCATGTTCGGTCCCGCTTGAGCTCTCTCGGAATATCTGCAATTTTTGATCGATGTTTTCAATATCCTTTTTACTGCGCCC